AATTTCCTCAATTGTATCTGCACCCTTTCCTCCTGTACCAGGTTCTTCGTTATCACAAGCAACCGAGGCTTTGGATATGTTATATAATTTCTTTTCTTCATTTTGAAACGATGTACCATCTTCATCAAATGAAATTGTTTCAATATTATTTAATTCACCAACACCACAATTTGATTTTACTCCCCCACCAACTAAATAAGATACGGTGAATTTACCTTTAGGAGCTTGTCCATATGATTTTGTTTTTAGAAAGTTTGAAGGATCAAATGCTGCTCCCATTTTATCAATAGAAGAATTTAATCCCAATCCAACATTTTTAAAAGTAGGAACTAGTGTTGAATCATCACCTGTTACATTACCTGCTCCAAATACAAGTGTTGTTGTATTATTCTCATTTACTTTTGTTGTAAATCTTCTTGATGTTTTTAACACTTTAAGAACATTTGGTACAGACTCTTTGAATTGAGCCAAATCTTTATCGTTTTGTTCTGAATTTGCATAATCAATGTAAACCATTTCTTGTGCTAAATAAGGAACTTCATACCATTTATTACCATTAGAATCTCTTACATCGTAAATATCAATTACATTATTATCTCCAATATCTATTTTAGAAAATTGGTTTGGAGAAGTTCCGAAATCATATTCGATAGTTTTTAGTTCTGCAGATTGTGCACTTATATATTTTTTTAATAAATACGTTGTAGGTGTTCCATCATTACTTTGATATATTGAAATCTCTCTATTATCTTCTACTGAAAAATCTAATAACTCCGTTGTTCTAAATCGAGTACCTGTTGAATTTGCTACAACAACCATTCCTTCTTTAATTCTCAAACAATATTCTAAATCAGGTCTCACATCCTCTCCTGTTCCAATTGCTGGTACTGTTTGATATACTGCTAGTTTTACTATAGATGCAGATGTTACTTTTGGTTTGTAACCAAGGTACTCTGCTAGTGCAACTACATTTTGTTTATCTTCGGAATATAACATTAAAGATTCTTTTAATGAATCATCCGTATAGTAAGATAGTACATCACCAAGATATGATGCCATTTCTATGAACATCATTCCAGGAGAAGCTTCATTGAAATCGGAATAAGTTTGTGGGAAATATGTTTTTGCGTAATCAATTAAATTATCTCTAAATTGTGAGAAATCTTTATTAAGGTACTTTATGTCCCTACCTGAATTTGATTTTTTTGTGGTTTGATTTAATGCCATTTCTTTTATGCCTCTATGTTGAATGTTAATTCTTGTGATTCAAATTGCCCACCAACTGAAAATAACAATTTTACTACTGCTCTATTTAAATCTTTCATCTCATCAGTCATTTGTACCTCTATTTCATCAATATCAATATATGGTAACCAGAAGTTAACACTAGTTGTTATTGCTGATTCGAGTTTTTCTTCAAGAACCCCATCAGTAAGTGGTTCAAACAATAAAGATGCAAGACCAGTACCAAAATCTGGTTGAAATGGCCTTTCTCCTTTATTTGTTAATAGTAAATTTTTTAAATTACTTTTAGCAGCTTCAAATGATGAAAAGGATTGATTAAACATAGCACCTCCTCCTTGTTGAATAGGTAAAGTAATTCCATATGCGTGGTTACTGAACTCGCCTGAATCTTTTACTATTTTTTTATCAAGAATGTATGCCATATCAATTATTCCTTATTTTATCTCTTAAACTTTTTAACAAGTTCAGAGTTATCTCTATTTAATATTCTATCTAAACCAGGCAACCCAGTCTGAACTCCTAATCCAGTTTTACTTTGAGTAGATGCCATTTGTTGATATCCCATTTTGTGAGCCATTTGAGCTCTTAATGCTTCTGTACCACCTGCTCCTAAAGATGTTCCCATACTAACCGTTTGGTCAATATCTGGTTCTGCATCCATATAAGAAGGTATGTGGGTATTTTCTTGAACTATTGGTTGTTGTGTTTGTTGTGTTTGTTGTGGCAAACCATCCAATACAGATGCCCCACCACCTTGTCCACTTCTCTGTGCTTTAGAAAAGGGAGTTGTTTGATTTAATACTTGATTTAATACTGCGTTCTTTGAGAATGTTCTCTGTGGTGCTTGTATGTTTTCTTGTATTGGTACAACCGTTGCTGATTGTTCTACTCGAAGAGCTTCATTTGCCATATCAAATGGATCTTGTACTTTCTTCTTTAATACCTTTTTTGGTACACTCGTAACTTCCAATAATCTTTTACTAACTTCAGCTTCTAAGATTTTAGGAAATGTTTTAGACAAAAATAGAGTTTGCTTTTTAGCAACTTCCACTTCAACTAGTGCCTTTATTACTTTAATTAATTGTTTGTTGTTCATTTCTATTTCTTGTTATCTTACTATAAATATATCTTTGTTGATTTTATGGTTCTAAATAACTATGGAACATTAAACCCAGTCCATGTTAAAACACCTGGTGCAACGAATGGAGGTACACCTGGATATAACGACATTGTCATATACAATCCTTGAATTGTTGTTAAGTGTGATACCATTGATGCAATAAGTTTATCTAAAAACGCTCCACTATCATCAGTTGGGTCAAGTGGTCCTACAGGTGTCCAAGTTCCTGGTGTTGTTACAAATGCTGCAGTTGATGATACATTTAACATAGAACCTGGAGCTGGAATTATGGGTGGAATTCCCACTACTAATGTTGCACCTGTCCAATATCCTAAGACTCCTTTACCAATATCATCAGCAAAAGTATGCTTTCCTTTTTGTTTTGCAAGTGCAGTTGTACATGCAAGTGTAACTAAAGTTTGCATTAATGCAATATTTGGTGTCTGTATTGGAATATTGTTTATTGTCTGTAAACCTCTCCTAATACACATATCATATTCTGAAGTAATCTTTTGAGCGAATTCAGGAAATGCCTTTATACCATCCTGATTCTGCATGTAGCTCATCATACTTTGTTTGAAGATTGAGAAAGACATGAGTTATTCTGTATAATTAAGTGTGGATAGTATAGTATCTAATTTAGATTTAATCTTATTGAAATCACCACGGTTGTTCGGTCCCATCATTGTAGGTCCGGCTGGTGTTGAAAATATTTGAGCATTTATAGCATCACATAATTCTGCAAGAATATCAATAAGAGTTTGTCCTCTTGATAATGGTTCTGCAGTTGATTCAGTATTTAAATAGATTTCTCCAGCTCCTCCTATGAAATACATGTTGTTATCATTAGTAGTAGTTCTATACTCTCCATTTAAATCTATCTCTGCCCCATCTAATCCATTATCAATTGTCAATTTACCATCCGATATAAATGAATAGTTTCCTTTGGAATAAAATAACATTTCAGAATCCTTGGATGATAAAATAATTCTACCACTATTAATAAGAACTTGGTCAGTTCCTTTCAATTCTGGTTCTTCTGCATATATTGGAGTAGTCTCCATTGGTGTATCAATCTGACCAGGAGTGAATTCTAATAAATGTTCTCCACTTGCCAATACAATAACTGAACCATCATCAACAATATTTTCATATAAAGGTGTACCATTTAATAGTTCATCTAAAGATTTAGTTCCTTGTCTATTTCGTATTACAATAGTTGGAGCTAAAACATTATCTATATTATTATATCCACTAAATCTTATTGATTGTCCAAAACGAGATTGTACTATTTTATCTCCCTCATAGAAGTTTAGATGATTTACTTGAGTAGTTTCGAAATATTCATTTTCCGGACCTTCATCTACACCTTCTGCTGAAGAATTGGGTGTACCTGTTTGTGATGAAGTAGAATAATCAGATGATCCTCCATCTGCTGGTTTTTCATTTTCAGGTGAAAGAAGTTTATCAATTCCTTCTGTTATGTTTCCTGAATTAACATTGGAGCTTGTTATTCTTCGGTATACTTTTTGTCCATTTGTTAAAGAAAGAATTTCAACTGTTTCACCAATTACAGGTAAATCTAAAATAGAATAATCAATTGGTTCATAAAATCTAAGTTGATCAGGATGTGATGTAACATCATCTATTCTTCTAATTTTTACTGAACCTATTAGGTAGGTACTTCTATTCTCATCATCAGTAGTTACACCAGTATTGAGTATAGCAGGATGTTCAACATTAGTTATGACATCAAGAACAACTCCAACGTTAGTTTTAGTATCAATACCTCTAATGGTACGACCGGAAGTAGCAGATGCTTGTGATAATCTACTCATTATTTACTTTTTGTTTTAATTCTTCAATTTCATTTGTAAGGTCATCAACTTTAATATCATTTTCTACACCAACTTCTTTTAAAGATTCATCGAACTGTTGTAGTAATTGTTCCTTCTCTGCATCTGATAAAAATCCGGAATCACCATCAGAAGCTTGGTTTGCCCCAATGATTCTTTGTGCGATTGCTGCCATTTTTATAAGTGAATCATCGTTCTTAACTGCCGAATCAATTAAATCTCTTATAATCGGTCCCATTGCCATCATATCAGGTGCATGACGGACGAGTTTTCTCATTTCAGCGATTAATTCTGATATCCTAAGTTTCTTAGTTTGTTGGTTCTCGTAGATATCCTTAAACAAATCACCTAAGTTCTTTCCTGGAAATAATTCGAATTCTGTGCTCATAGCTTTACTATATTATCTTGTATATAAATATGATAAACAAAAAAACCTCACTTTTTAAGGTGAGGTTCTCTTTTAATGTACATTGGTAAGAAGGTGTCTTATACCTTCTTTTTCATGATATGGTATATAACTCCAGCTCCTACTAAACCTAGTAAGCCTTCATTACTTAATGAACCAATAATACCCATAATGTTATCCACTACTGATATTTCAGGCCAAAAAGGAATCGATGCACCTTTGAATAATACTTCAAGTACTACTCCAAGAGCAATGATACTGATACCGATTTCTGTTAGTGATTTTGCCCAATCACCCATTTTGTTTAGAAATTCCATATTGTTGTTCTCCTTTGTTTTTTTGTTAGAATTGTATAACCTCTTCCTTATATAAAACATCGGACATGTCTAGAATAACTATGGTATATATGAAGTAAAAAGTTGCAATATATATTTGATACCCAATTAGAGAAGTGTATGAGGGGTTTATATATTTATGTATAAAAAAACCCCACGAAAGTAGGGTTGTTTTTCTAACCACTTTATTATACGATTAGAGATTTTTGAGGGAATTTATAACCTATTATTAGTATCCTCTATCTTACAATAAGTATATTATAGTTAAGAGAAAACTTTATTTAATTTTCTTTTTTACAATATAATTGTTAAGTATTAAGGTATCCATCTCACAATTTAAAAATGTTTTAATTGCATCAAGTGGTGTTAATACCATTGTTTGGTCTTTTAAATTAAAAGAAGTATTAATAACAAGTGGGTACTCATTTATAACCTGTAACCGTTCAAGTAAATTATACATTCTTCTATGTTGTCTTTTATTAACTGTCTGTATTCTTGCCGAATTATCTACATGAGTTATTGCCGGTAAATGATGTTTGTGTTCATCTCGTACTTTGACAACTTGATTCATGAATGGTACGGTATCTTCATAATCAAAATATATTGAAGATGATTCTTCTAATACCATTGGTGCGAAAGGTCTGAACCCTTCTCTTTTTTTAATAACCCTATTCAAACGAGATTTCATTTGAGGATCTCTTGGATTTGCAAGTATGGAACGATTACCTAATGCTCTTGCACCAAATTCCATTCTACCTTCTACCCAACCAATTACATTTCCATCTACAATTTCATTTGCAACTATATTGGTTATCTGTTCATATAATTTTCTCTCACCCCAAACATCCTTCTCATATACCTTAAGAGCAGTAACTACATCATCGGTATTAAATGTTGGTCCTAAATATGGATTAGAATTATCAACTCTATTTCCTGGAGTACTATAGGCATAGTGCAATGCACATCCAATAGCTGAACCTGCATCTGATGGAGCTGGTGGAATATATAAGTTTTTGAATTTTGTTCTTTTTAAAATTTTACCATTAGCAGTACCATTATATGCACACCCACCACTTAAGCATAAGTTTTCGGATTTGGTTTGTTTGTATAATGTATCTAATAATCTAAAAAATAAGAATTCATAAATTTGTTGAAGAGATGCTGCAATATCTTTATGTACCTGTTCTAACGTTTCTTCTGGTAATCTATTTGGTATTTCAAATAATTCTGATAACTTTTCGTTAAACATACTATTTGTTGACCACTCATATGTAAAGTAATCCATGTTTAATTCATATCCACCATTCTTAGTAACAGTATATAGTTGTTTGAATTTATTTATATACTTAGATGCATCTCCATATGGAGCTAATCCCATTACTTTGTATTCACCTTCGTTTGGTTTAAATCCTAAAAATGCAGTAAATGTAGAGTATAACATTCCCAAAGAATGTGGAAACTTAACAGAACCTATTTTTTTAATATCATCCGATGCCTTTGCAAGTGAAGTAGTTTCCCATTCTCCGACACCATCAACCGATAATAAAGCAGATTCGTTAAAAGGAGATGTGTAATATGAATATGCCAAATGAGATAAGTGATGATCACAATAAATTAACTGTGTTTTATTTCCTCGTAAAGTTTCTAGTTGTGATATTGTATCTTTATATACTTTCTTGTTTTTAGATATTATTTTTAATCTAGTAAAGAAGTTTTTCCATCCTCCTTTTTTTGTAGAAGTTTCAATTCTATCTAATTTTAATTTTGGATTTTCATAAAAACAAACTGCCTCTAAATCATTAGGTGTAATTTTAAATTCACTAACCAACCAATTAATAGTATTAATTGGAAACGATGAATCATGTTTTATACCTGTGAATCTTTCTTCTTCACATGCTCCTAACACTTTCCCATCCTTTATCAACGAAGCAGCAGAATCATGATATCCACAACTTATTCCTAAAATATAACCACTTATCATATATCTCTTTATATATAAATATTACAAATAATCATTATCTATATATGGATTCGAATCAACATCTTTGGTATCATCTTCCTTGGATGACCAGAAATCTTTTTTTCTTGGTTCTCTAAACTCTCCATACTCATGATAATCATTTAACATCTTCTTTTGATGAGTCTTCATTACATTTACAACCTTTGTTATATAGTGTGTTTTACAATCTGTCATTTCTCTTATTAGGAGATATAAATGTTTCTTATTGAAGTTTTCTATATACTCACTTCTTCTAAACAGTTCAAGTATTGCATCTGCTATTTGTAAATCTCGCTTCTTAGTAAAAACAGAATTTAGATTACTATCCCAGTACTTTAACATTATTTGTTTAAATTCTTTGAACTCATCGTTTTCAGAAGTTTCATTGAAATCATTTTCAGGATTCCAAGTTTCTGGCATAGCAGATAATAGAGAGTTTTGTTTCCATCTTTTATAGTTACCATTGTTTTTTAGAATTAAATGATTCTTAGCAATAATAGTAAAGTAAGAAAATGCCCGTCCCTTATCTGCCTTAAACATGTGTATTTTTTCTACCATAGTAGAAACTACTTCAGTTTGGATATCTTTTTTTGATACATCGAAATATGAAAACTTGAAAGTATTAAGAACATTTTCTGCAAGTTTTTCGAATGGATACTTAATTCGTTCTTCATATATTTTAGACCGGAGTACCGAATCACTTGAATTATTATATTCAATTATTGCTTCTTGGGCAGGAGAACCAAAGTATATCTTTGATTTTTTTCTTCTTGGTTTTGGCATATTTTTATATTTCGTTGTTAAGGTCTTCTATTAATTTTTTAAGTTCTGTGAAGGAAGCTCCTACTTCATCATCCTTCTCGAATACTTCTCTGTTATCAATATCTCTCATAGATGTTAATGTGTTTTCTATACGTCCTCTAATTTCATTTATTGATGAGATAAGTCTATCTTCGAGTTGTTCACTTTGTTTTAATAGGTTTCTAACTCCTATTAATAGTATTAAGTTTAATAATACTGAAACTCCTAGTATAATATTATAGATTGTTAATAATTCTATCATGATTGTAATTTATAATTTAGTTGTATATCATATCCGCTGAATTTCTTCATGTATGATGTTATTTTTGTTCCGTTCCCATCCCTAAAAACTTTTCCATTTTTAAAGTATCGTTTTACAGAACCCTGTCCTCCAAGATGTGCAGCTGCTAATATTCCACTCTCAGTAATTAACATACCATTGATGGTTTGTCCATCGAATACATCAATGTACTTTTGTAATTTTTCTTTGTTGTGTAATAATAAAGCCATCATTGCTTCTTCTTGTAGTTGTGGGTTAGATAAGAATTCTTTTTTAGTTACTTTGAATCCTAATCCTTTTAGAGTTGATTTTCCAAATTGGTACTTACCCATATAACCCCATTTGTTTGTGATATCATATCTGTTACCACTTTCTCTAAATCCTATATCAGTTAGAAAACTATCTAATTGTTGTTGGTGGTACTGTTCTTGTAGTATTATACTTTCAATTAAACATTGTTTTTCTAATTCCTGTTCCTTAAGTATATCAACTAAATCTATTTCATTAGATTCCGATTCTGCTTTTTTTAGTGCTGCCGAATCAATTACTCCAAATGACAATAATGATATTATCACCGAAAATATTATTGGTCTTTTCATGTAGTCTCCTATTTTGATTAAACTATTCTACTAATATACGAAAAATAATTCATATATCCAAGCTTTTTCTTGTATTTTTAAGCTTCCCCTATAGGACCGTAGAACATTCCACTCATAACTGATACATCATCCGATTCATCTTTTGAATCAAAATCATCTTTCAAGAAACTACCGAGTGTGTTCACCAAATCGGAGTTCTCTATAACCATATCTTGCATATCGGTAATAGTTTCTGTTAAACTATTATCAAATTCTTCCGAAGTACAAAACCCCTTATCTATTAATAAATCAATAATGGTTTGTGTTATTAAAGTTTGTGTAAGTAATTTATTTGTTAGTTCCTTTATTATCTTTTTTGATTCCGAGTTCATCTAATAAATCTTTTAAGTTATGTTTATTTTCTTCTCCGTAAATCAAATCACCAAATCCGTTAGTGATGCTTTTTTCAGTATAACCGATTGAAGCTGCAAGTCTAATACACATTACCTTGAATTCGTGAATATCCATATCACCAGGAACATCAAGTTCTACTGATTTTGCTTCTCTAATCTCACTAATGAAATCCTCATCAGTATATCTAAATATAAGTTTTGCCATGTTTTCGTTTAATTTATAAAATTTCAGCTCCTTGTTTGATTAATGTTTCTGCTTTTTTGTACTTCATAAATTCAGTACTACCATCAGATAATTTAACCATTACTCTTTCATTTCTGCCGTATTTTCTTCCTCGTGTAACTGTTGTATTATATCTTCGAACTCCATCCGTAATGAGTATTCCGTTTAAATGGTCTATCTCATGTTGTGCACACACACATTCTAACAACCCCTCATCTGCATAGAATTCATCAGAATTTTTCCAATCCTCTCCTTCTTTTTTATCAGATGAGAATATAACTGTTCCTAAGTTATCACATTCTACTGTAAATGATTTATGTCTTATTGTTTTAACTGGCTTTGCCATTGTTTTATCTAAAGATAAACATTGTTCTATATAAACAACGGTTTCTTTTGATGTTTCAGTAACCCTTGGGTTAATTAGTATCAATGGGTCTTTTACATTGATTAGACAAACTCTATCGGTTAATCCTATCTGATTAGCAGATAATCCCAATCCGCCATGTTTGGTTAATTCAGTTGTTAATTTTTCTGTAATAGAATCAACATCCAACTGAGACATTTTTTTTGGTAAAAGGGGTGTTCTTAATTTATTTGGATTCTTTATAAGCTTCATCATCGAATATTGTTAATTGGTTTGTTATTAATTTTCTTTCTGATATATCCCCACCAAACGGCCTTGAATATACTGTATTTCCTTTATCTGGTGATTCATATATTTTTACATCAGTATGTTTCTTAAAATAAGATTCTTCCTTTCTGTATAAATTACGTATAACTCTTCCCAATTCCATATCGTTTGGGTTATCTTTTACTATTTGTTCTATGTTCATTTGTTGTATTTTGGATTGTATTTTTCTATTTCTATTTTTTCAAGATCCTTTCTAGCCACACTATGTTTAATATCATTATCTATATTTTCATGTAGCATTTCAAATGTTGTATTCTCCTTAATAACATCTCCATGAAATATTGCTTTAGTTAATTCTGATTTATGTTTCACAGAATTCCAATCTTTATATTTAGAAAGGTGTTCCTTTCTTCTTCTATATGGAATGTATGATTCTCCAATATAAACAGGAACTCCTTTTTCTCTAATCATATAAACACCAGCTGGTATACTTCGTTCCATATCATGAATATAATCTTTACATGATGAACATGCAGTATATTCGTTATTTGTCCTATGCCAGATAAATTCTTTATCTTCCTTAACTTTACTACATTTACTACATTTTTTCATGTTTTATTCTTTGTTATACAAATATACGAAATTTATTTCATATATCCTAATTTATTTCCAATTAAATCCGGCACCCATATGTCCAAAACCAGCAGTTCTACCAAATATTGGATTTCTAAGTTCTAAGAAATCAATAATTCCTTTAGGTGATAAATCATATCCTTTGATAAATTCGTGGTTTCCATCAACGATAGCAGTTGCTTGAAGTGGTTGGTCATATCCGATTGCATATGCAAGTTGAACCATTACTTCTTGTACTTCTGGTCTTTGTTCTAAAATATCTACTGCAACTCTTCTTGCCATATATGCTGCACTTCTATCAACCTTAGTACAATCCTTACCACTAAATGCTCCACCACCAAGTGGAACTCTAGGTCCGTAATTATCTACTGCTAACTTTCTACCAGTTAATCCTGCATCAGCAGTAAACCCACCAATGTTCCACTCCCCAGCTGGATTAATATGTAATGCTTCAATGTGATACTGAGGATACTTCCTAAAGTATTCCATTACCAATTGTTCTAGTACCGGAGTTGGTGATTTCTGAAATGAACATACAACTCTAAGTGAGTTGCCATTCATAGTAACTTGAGTTTTACCATCATATGGATATTTATCAAATACAAATTTATTTAATTCTCTTGATAAATAATATTCTTGTGGTAAGAATTCTTCATTATCTCTACAAGCATAACCAATCATTATTCCTTGGTCACCTGCTCCACCAGTATCTACTCCATTTGCAATCTCTGGTGATTGTGAGTTGATGTTAATAATAACTTCAATCGTATCATCGGTAGTTATATTATGCACTGCTCTTACGATATCTTCTCGTGTTACTACTGCATTTGAAGTAACTTCTCCTGTGATAAACACCATACCAATTCCTCCACAAGTTTCAATTGCTACTCGTGAGTTTGGGTCTTGTTGTAAATGTAAATCTAATAATCTGTCTGATATTCTATCACACATTTTGTCTGGGTGCATCGGTGATACACATTCTGCTGTTCTAATCATCTATTCTGATTTTGTTATTTGCTTTTTCAAGTCTTTGTATTTAAGATTCCATTTTGCAATTTCTTCTTTATATCCATCCTTTATTGAATCTTGTTTATCAAGTTTCTGTTTAAGTTCTTTTAACTCTGTTTCAAGTTGTTCTATTTTAATTTCGTATAATCTACTATGTTCCATAGTTTATGTTATGTTTGGTTTATCCTTACGATATATTTCTACTGTTGAGGCTTTACCCATGTTATCTCCCCAATCGGAGATATCTAATTCTACTCCTTTGAAAAATAGTTTATCTATTATATCCCAATCTCCATCATCGGTTTCTATACAACCATTAGTATAATAGAAATCTTTGGGAGTTGGTACTGTATCTGATTCAAATTCATATTCTTGAAGTCCTCCTTTATTTTCATCAAAGGAACATAATACATTATCAACACCTTCTATATATTCAGGCATTGCACAATGTATTGAATTCAATTCATCTGCTTTATCATCTCCTATAACTTCCCATGAACTTGGAATATCATGGAATTGAAATGTTGATATCTCCTTTTCATCTTCATCATAAAGGTAACAATGAAGTGCAGAGTTATCTAGTGGAGATGTTTCGTGAAATAAATCTGGACTCCACCAATCTGGTAGAATTTCTTCATCTTCTAGTTCATGTCTTACTTCCCACAATTCCTCAACTTCATTCTTTTTCATTAAGTCTTGGATTTCTTCTACCTTTTTATCTGTTAGAGAATGTCCAACTGCTTCAACTTCCCAGCCGTATAATGATAATTTATATTTTTTCATGTTATTAATTTAATTATTAAGTGTATTGTTGTGTATATTACTGAAAATACAATATATGTCAATACCAACACAACCCTCCATCTAAAATTTATTTTCATTAGTTGTTATTCAAAATGTCCTATGTTCTCCCATTGGATTCCCATTGGTAATTCTTCTTGTGTTTCTTCGAGGTGTTTGATTAACATATTTAATCCCATAACCACCCCTCTATGTTCTGATTCTGAATGACTATCGTTTACCCATTCCTTATCAGCTATTATATCTTGTGCGATTGATTTAATTTTTTGTATTGTCATATCTTAATTTGATAGTGGTGCTTTTATTGTTGGATGATATTCATAATCTTTAATTTCATAATC